ACAGTCGCCAGCTATGATAAGACTCATGGAGCGAAATATGCTTGCGACTATGGGAGAGTGGAAGAACTTCACAAGGACAACCGCAAGTGCCGCTCAGAGGCTTTATATTGAGCAGTGCGACCTTGCATATAATCATGTGATGACTGGGGCAGTTGGGTATACGCAAGCCATCAAAGAGGCAGTTAATAACGTTGTGAGTGATGGTGTTACTGTCACATATCCATCTGGCAGAAAAGATACAATTGAAACAGCAGTCGCACGTTCTGTCAGAACTGGTGTGGCTCAGGCGTGTGCTGATATTCAGTTGGCAAGAATGAAAGAAATGGGATACGGTTTAGTATTGACATCGGCGCACATAGGAAGTCGCCCAAGTCATGAAGTATGGCAAGGGCAGGTATTTTCCATAGACTGGGAAAAATTAAAAGAAATCAAGCCGGAGTTTTTTCGGGAACGAGACACATCAGAATACCGTAGAATGCTGGAGCAAAAAGCAAGTCAATATCCGGATTTTATTGAAAATTGTCATTATGGTGAAGCCGATGGAATATGTGGAGTAAATTGCAGACACCATTTTTCAGTTTGGGCGGAAGGAATGCCAAATCCCTATGCGGAATTATCAGCACGGGATAAAGCCAACAAAGGCAAGCAGTATGAAAAAGAACAACGGCAGCGTACTTACGAGCGAAGAATCCGCAAGACGAAACGAGAAGTCCTTGGACTGCAAGCAGGAGTCGACAATGCGCCGAATGAAAAGGCGAAATTCGCATTACAACAAGACCTTGACCGGAAGTCTTATCTTTTACAGAAACAAAATGCTGCATACAAGGCTTACTGCAAGCAGAATGACCTAAGAGAGCTGCAAGACCGACTCATGATCGCTAAGTGGAACCGCCAGAACGCCGCAAAAGCCAGAGAAGCGGCAAAACGATATAAGACAGCAAAGGGGATTGACTGATGGACAGATGGGAATATTATAATCCAAATCCTGCTGGGAATCGAGTTGGAGATTGTGCTGTCCGAGCAATATGTAAAGCAACCGACTTTGATTGGGAAACGGTTTTTACCGGATTAATGATACAGGCATGCACTCTGTCAGATATGCCATCAGCTAATTACGTTTGGGGAGCGTACCTCTACAAACATGGATACAGACGCAAACTGATTGAGCAATCAGAACGGTATATCTATACAGTCAACGACTTTTGCACAGACCACCCGACAGGTACGTATATCCTCTGCATAGATGGTCATGTGGTGACGGTACAGAACGGAA